AGGCAGAAGCAAAGATGATGCGTCAAATGAAAAAAGATGCAGAGGCATTCAACGAATTAGACTATTACTTATTGAATGAGTTCCGTAGTCTTTTGGCAGATGTAGATTTTTCTGCTAGGTACAAACCAATCAAGTTAGAAACTCCTATCAGTGAGTACGTAGCGGTTATATCCCCTACTGATTTTCATTGGGGTAAATATGGTTGGGAAGATGAGACAGGAGAAGCATATGACTTTGGTATTGCTCGCAGTCGCTTGATTTCTAAGACACAGAATTTGATTGGGAGGTTGCCGGGTCAACCTGAAAAGATTATCGTTCCGACAGGTAGCGATTGGTTTCACATTGACACCGACTTTGCTACAACAACAAAGGGTACACCACAAGATGTTGCTGGTAGTCCGGGTCAAATCATGATGAGTGGTTGTGAAATGGCGCGTGAGCATATTGAAATGCTAAGAGCCGTTGCTCCTATACAAGTAGTATTTATGCCGGGCAACCATGACCGTATGAGCAGTCTAGCACTTATGATGTATCTTAGCGCGGTATATGAAAATGCAGAAGATGTAGAAGTAGTCATCAATGCTAGTACACGTCAGTATATTGTCTGGAAAGAAAACCTGTTAGGCTTTACGCATGGTGATTCTATCAAGCCGGATAGACTTCCTAGTTTAATGGCTCAAGAACAACGTAAAGAGTGGGGTCTTTGTGAAAATCATGTATGGTTTCACGGGCATCTGCACCACAGGTCTTTGACTGAAAGTAATGGTGCGTTTGTAGTACAGTTGCCGAGCCTAGCAGGTTCAGACAGGTATCATGCACGACACGGCTATCGTTCTCGTCCGGGTCTGTGCGCTCATATTATTGATTGCGAACAAGGGTTAGTTGGGAGTTTGTATGCTCCGGTGATGGAGCATGAAGAGTAAAACACCTAAATTACGCCGCTGTAATAATTGTGGCAGAGAGAAGGTGCTTTGCGATACTAAATGTATGGTTTACAAAGAAGGTAAAAGAATATACTGTGGATATATGAGGGTGGTACGAAATGGATGAATTTCAACAATTCCAATGTTGTTTGTGTAGTATTTACTTTCGTGAAGTAATGTGGCTTGATGGAAAGGTCGTTTGCTTTGAATGTGTCAAAGATTGTGTTAGATTTCAGTTAGGAGGTAGATACTAATGGAATGGGAAGCAGTTGTATGTCGTTCCTGTGGTTGGGCGGCAGATAGAATGATACGTGCCAAGGCACTAAAACGCATATGTCCTTACTGTGGAGAAAAGGCTCTTGGGCCTAGATAGGTGATTCGGTGTGGCTCGCAATTCTGCTTTTGCTATGGCTCGTAGTAAGGGCGATATTGAATATTTCTATAAGTGGTTGGGCTACACATGGGGCGACCACATTGGCGAATGGATGGATATGTACAGCGAAAGAGGAGGAGCGCAAGTTCACCGGGTTTGTGTCATCGCACCAAGAGACCATAGTAAATCTACTACTCTCCGTGTAAAGTTACTACATCAATGTCTTTTTGAAAAGTGGCGAAACAAACCGTTTACAATCTGGTTATTTTCTGCTAGTAAGGACTTGGCTATACGCCGTCTTGAAGAAATACGAGAGGATATGAAACGACACCCTGAACTTAGTAGGTATCTTGACCCACGTAGAGGTAACAAGTTAGAACTACGATTTACTAACGGCGCATGGATTCGTGCTACCAGCGTAGGGTCTGCTATTCGTGGTGAACACCCTGCGGCAGTTGCATTTGATGACGTGCTAGATGACATGGGTGATTTGAACCCCGGTGTTACCCGTGATTGGTTTCGTAAGAAAATTACACCGATGTTGAGTCCGGGTACTAGCATTTATGTGGTCGGCACTCCTATGAGCATGAATGACCTTTACCATACTGAGATGTTGGAGAATGACGCATGGAAATCCGGCACATGGTCTGCTATCAAAAATTGGGATGAGTGGAAAGAAGACCCGGAGAGTAATCCAGCACAAGAGTTATGGCCTGAATATCGACCCATTGAGTTTTTGTTAGAGCAGAAACAGGCTATGGGCGAGTTATCTTTTGTACAGGAGTATCTATGTCGTGTTGTTGATGATGAGGCAGCCGTGTACCCACGTATGCTCATACGCAAGAACTTGAACATGGATGGTCTGCTTGAGGTCGAAAAAATACATGACTCTCGTTATGTCATAGGTTTTGACCCTGCACACGGTTTGGGTAAAGACTATTCAGTGATTGTAGTCGTGCGTCAAGATTCTGATGGCTTTGTACACTTTGTAAATATGTGGCGACGTAACGACTTTCCGCCGGATAGACAGGCTGACATTTTGATTGACATGGTAAAAAGATATGGCAACGCACCGTTAGCGGCAGAAGATGTAGGTTTTCAGCAGTTATACGAAAGTCTGCTGGCACAAAAGGGTGCTACGATAGATTATAGAAAAAGTCGCGTCAGTAATCGCGTGTTGAAGCAAGGTTTGATGAATAGGTTGCGGGTTTGGTTTGAGCGCGAGAAGATTGTGTTCCCATACGGTAACGACGAGACAAGACGCACAGTAAATATCTTATTTCAAGAGTTAGAGACTCATGCGTGGCGTGAGGGCAACATAGTAGACTTGGGCAAGCACAACGACGCGGCGATGGCGTTTGCACACGCGGTAGACCAGTTACAGATTCCTCGCGGAGATGTGGCGGTTGCGATGGGCAGTTTGTCGGGCGGAGAATGGCTTGGCGGAAGTAAGAGTAAAGGTATTGCTCGTAAGGGTCAACTAGGTATCGGCGGAGTAATAAGACGCAGGTATAGATAGTTGCTTTTCAAAAATTTTGTAAAAAATTTTGAGAGGTGCTAGGCAATACGCCGCCGAGTATAAATGTTAATTTTTGGCACTCAATAAATAAAACTGCAAAATAACGCCCGTATTCGCGATTTAGAGAGGGGGGTAGTAGGTTGGGGCCTCATTGGTATATATTGGCCCTATACGTGAATATATACGCTAATTTTAGGGGTGTTTCGATGGGTTGTCATGGTGTACATTTTCAAGGGTGAAATTGAAAATAAAAAAAGTGGGGGCCAATCTAACGCCGAAACGCTAGACTGACCCCCGAAAGGGGAGGGCCGAAGCCCTCAATTTATGGTTTCAATCGCCTTTCTGTCCTTCTTTTTTTGTTGTGCGATGGCGTTCAGTGCAACGGTTCTAGGGTTGAAGTTCACTGTTCGCGGGTATCTCTTCAAGTGTGACACCACAACAGGTTCAAGGCTAATATTCTCCTTCATCTTTGGAGTAATCTTAGTTGGCTTCTCAATCATTGAAATCAATTGACTGCGTACTGTTGCGAACTTGTTGAAGTCAAGAATTCTCTTGATGTTAGCCTTGTTTAATCCGTTGTGCTTGATTGCTGATGATGTGTTGATATTACCATCAACATCGCAAGGAACTGAACACCATAGGGCAACAGCCTCACGATTTTCATTCAATACCGGTACTCTTAGAATTCTTGAATAAATTCTGTCTTTCTTCATTGAACCGTTAGGCTTGAAGCCATGAGTAGGGCTTGACTTCATGGTGTTGCATCTTAGTTTCATGTCGTCCCATTTACCCGATTCTAGTAAGTTTTTGACGTACTGAACCGCGTTTGACTCTCCGTTTACTCTCATGCTTCTAAGTTCTAGTTTTGAAGCCTCATGGATTCTTCCGTTGAATATCCACGGAAGGTCAACGGTTTGGTGGTAGTCTGTTGAAATGCCGACTTCTTTGGTCATTGGTTCACATTGAGTATTACAGCAATATTGAACGATGTCAACGTGTAGGCCGTCGAATCCTTGCCATTCTCCGCATTGATGGCAAAAGTTACGGGTTCCGTCTATCAATTCAACCGAAGTCTTTTCTGCCCTGATTTTTGAATCCTGTTGTTTTGACCTCTCGCCGTTTTCCCATGCTGATGATTTGACCCAGTGATATCGAGTAACTGATTGAAACGGTAACTCGTTGAGTGCTTTTTCATACAGTTGCTCGATGATTACGTGCTTCTGTCCATCGATTGTGAACATATTGCTACTTCCTGAATTGTAATCCGAAGCGGTCAACAAATCGCTCAACGTCTCAACGATTGGTTTCTTTGACACTAGGTCAAGCGCGTTCATTATCAAACCGAGTCTTTTGGTCGACATGGTATTGATTAGCCAAACAAGCAGTAAAATAAAGACACTGCTAGCCTGTTTCCCGTTCATGTTTCTGTTTAATGGCGTAGCCATGCCCCTTATCGGGAGGCTCCCGGTATATCAACATGGTTACAAAAACGACCTTTTTTTTCAGTTTCGGGGCCATTTTTCGGACCCACCGGAGTCCCTGCGATTTTTCCCCCTTAGTTAGTCCGCGCGAGTATAACGATTTTGGGTTACAAAAACAACCAAATAAAAAAGACTATAAACCCGCATCTCATCTGATACCGGCAAATGTACCGGATAGGTGCGGTTACAAAAACAAATGGGTTACAAAAACATATACACATTAAGAGAGAGAGAGACAAAGAGAGAGGGGTACAGACAGGGGGACGCCGGTTACAAAAACTTAAACTGCTGCTGCTACTATGTCAGTCATGGTTACAAAAACTAATGCTTGTTGAGCCATGATATTCCCTTTTTCTGCGAGTGGTGTTAGTGCTTTGATTTGTGCTTTTCTAATCCTGTTCGCTTTGTCTGTCCAAATACACGCCCGACCTACTGGTGTGTTCGGGGTTACAAAAAATAATGGTTTGCTCATATGTCATACCCCTGTTCTTCTAAGTGCATGACTACACCTTCAACGCCTAGAACTGGAATCATAGATTGGATAAAATCTTGAAGGACTCCGTCATCCTCAAGGGTTCGGTAGAACTCCGATAATCTGAATCGGAAATCGCTCATTCTATCCTCTCCGGTACTTCAACCCATTCGCCATATATGATGGTCAAGCGGTTCGCACAAGCGAAACAATTTCTAGTACATACAGGGTTCCCACAATGGAAACCGTATTCGTCTTCTGTGTAGTTCATGTTTACGGGATAGGGTGTCACTATATAAGGGTTTTGATTTATACTCTGGTTACAAAAACAATATGTTCTGTGTCTACGGGTTACAAAAACAATTCGGTTACAAAAACAATTCGGTTACAAAAACATATAGAGAGAGGTTACAAAAACATAGAGAGAGTCCCGCCCCCCAAGGGTTACAAAAACCGATGGGGTTTGGGAGGACTGGTTGAGTGGGTTACAAAAACCTTATTCGCTTAATCTTAAGTAAGCGTGCCAAAGATGTACAAATGCTTCTTCATATTTGTTTTGTGGCTTCTCTAGGTTTACGTCTTTGTTTACTAACTTGTAAAGTTCTAGGGTGTTCATAGCCTCCGCAATTTCACCTAAACCGATTTCTATTCCATCATGCTTTTCAGCAAGTGCGTCCCGTTCTTTCTTCATGGTTTTCACATCCATATTTGTCGGATAGGGTGTCCCCTTATGAACCTGTCGAATATATTGCTGGTTACAAAAACATTTACGCTTCGCGTCCTCGGTTACAAAAACAAAATTACTGTGGTTACAAAAACACAGAGAGAGATTGGGTTACAAAAACATATAGAGAGAAAAAAAAATAACCCGGTTACAAAAACCGGGTTACAAAAAGTTTCACGCGCCCCCCAATCCCGTGCCAGTGACTTCACCGAGGTTGGCATAGCAACCGGTACATGGTAAGTATAGGTCTCATGGTTCATGGGGGGTTTGTGGGACTGGTTACAAAAACTTGTTATGACTGCTCTACTTACGAATCTGTTTTACTCGGTGCTATCCTCCTTTCAATTACAACATCTACGCAAGTGGTCTGTTCTTGCTTCTTCCTCCTCTATTTGATGGGAGGGGGTGTCCCCTTATATATGTTTGGTAACTAGGTTACAAAAACATATGATTATATACCTTCATCTCAAGTGGTATCGGGGTCCGCGCTACGCGCTTCTGGTTACAAAAACAAAATTGTACGGGTTACAAAAACGGTTACAAAAACGTACAGAGACTCAGAGAGAGCGGGTTACAAAAACGTACAGAGATAGGTTACAAAAGCGGTTACAAAATCAATCCTCTTCTAAGTATTCAAGAAGTTGCCAAACAGTCATGTACTCCAAAGCCCATTTTTGATGAACCTCTTCGGGATAAATGAGTTTTATTGCTTCTCTTATTTGATTAGCAAGGGTTACAAAATCACTCATTCAGCGCACCCCCTACATAATACGGTTGGAACTTTGTTCGGGGTTACAAAAGCACTACGATGAACATATACTGCTTGAGCAACAGGAACGCGACCCTTACAACCTCGACAAATGCCCGACATCTTGAAGTGATTTTCTAAGCCTTGAACCCCTACCATATCGGCCATAAGTGCGATTTTTCTCATTTCTATGGCCTTCTTTGCCTTAGCCTTAGCCTTGACCCTTCGGGCTTGATTTGCTCGGTGCATAGCATCAACGTCGCTTAATTGCTTCTTTCGTGCTTTTCTGCCAGTTTTGGAGGTGAATGATGTACTGCTGGCGTTGCTTCTCTTGACGACTGTATAACCTGCCTCGGTTGCACAATCAACACACATGAAGGCATCATCAACAGTTATACCCCTCTTAGTCTTCTTGCATAACTTACACCACTTAGGCGCATTTTCTCGCGTGTATTCTTTGCTCATGGTACGAGATACCCCCTTCCCTTATAGTATGTTCGTTGATTTGTGCGTTTGTAGTTTTTTTGTGTTTTTGTAACCTTTTAGGTTTTTTTTAGCAATTTAGTGCATTTTTTACACCACTATGGTTACAAAAACAAGTACGGGGTTACAAAAACATATGTTTATATACCCATACCTAGATGCTTCAAGAAATTGTCGCCGATATGCTGGCGTTTTGGACCCGGTTACAAAAACCATTCATAGTATATAATGTTTGCTAAATTAATATATACTAGCGTCTGGTTACAAAAACAGGTTACAAAAACAAAAAAATAACATATATAGATAAATACGGAGGTTACAAAAACAGTTACAAAAATAAAAAAATCGTTAGACGTAAAGGGTGAAAGTGAACCTGAAAGTGAACACGGTCATCTATATAGAAAAAAAATGGCAATTTTCGCCGTAGAGTAGGGTAAAAACGCCATCAAAAAAATAAAATTTCAAAATCGTTATACTGCTCCCCATTTTCGGGTTACAAAAGCGGTTTTTTGTAACTTGTTTTTGTAACCGCAAAGATGTTTTTGTAACTCAGAAAGATTGTTTTTGTAACCTAAGAGAGAGTGATGGGATAGAGAGGAGGCAGGGTTTTTGTGGGTTACAAAAACAGTTCAGAAAATAACGGGTTACAAAAACTTGAAATATATTATCATTCCTAAGAGAGTTCTCAAAAACTGGTTACAAAAACAAAAACGCTATACTCGCGCGTGTACGTCATACTTTATTGTTGAAAAGAATATATCCTCCCCCAAAATATCTGGTTACAAAAACTTCATAAGTAAGACCTTACAAACCCGCTACCCAAAGGTATAAATACTAGGTTACTAATTGAGATACATGACCGGAAAGAAAACAGCAACCCGATGCCCTACAATTAGAGCAAAGGTAGCAAGATTATTGAAAGAACGAAACGTGATGATAAATTCAACTCCCCCTCTAACTGATTGGGCTTTGAATCAAATTGCAGAACTCGGATTGAATGGAGTGGATTATTGAATGCAACAATACGATGCACACGTTGAGGCATGGCATGAATGGAAAGAAATGGAAGCAGACCGCCAATTATACCGTCGCCAAGAAAGAATAGAAAACGCTTACTATGAAAATGAATACTACGGGAGATATTGAAATGTACAGTAATTATGAACAGCGAGATGTAAAATACGAAATTTGGGGAATTGAAATTTGTAGAGAAGAACTTGAAGACTCTCAAGGTAAAATCCGATTATTTTGGACCCTTAGAAATCCTGATAAACATATCATTCATTTGAGCAAAACTTGGGAAGATTTGATTCATAAAATGATGTTTGATAGTGTTGAGGCTTTTTATGCTCTAGGAAAAAAGGTGAATTGAAATGTATAAACTAATAACTAAAAATGGTATGACTAAAAAAATCAGATGTCCAGATAAAATCCAATATCTCAAAAAATATGGTTGGGAGGAATCAGTATGAAATTGATTAGTACAAAGGTCATATGCTCAAATTATAATTGTTCTTATAGTGATTTGACGTTATTGGATTTCTCTTGTAATTGTGTTAATAGAGAAGGCTATAAAAACAGTCTAAATAAATTTGTTAGAATTGAAACGATAGAATACCAACAGGGTTACGATGAAGGTTACAAAATACTGATACCTAACAAACCCGCCATCGATACCCTTAATAACTATGAAGGAGAGGTGTAAATATGAGTGGTGAATACGGCGAAACTAGAGATGAACTTGAGGCTAAGTTACAAATTTGGCTTGAGTGGCTTGAAGATAATCCCGATGATGAAGAGGCTTTAGAGCAGATTGAATACTTGAGGAGTTGTTTAGAATGATGACTATTGAAGAATTGAAAAAATGGGTTATGGAATTATGGTCTTTGAAATTTGAGTTGGAAAATAGAAATAGACAATTACATATCCAAAATCAAGAATTGAAAAGAGTAGTCGCTTCACTAAAAAACGAAGGTCTTTCAGAAGAAGAATGCGCTGATAGATATTATGAATCAAAGAGGTGGTGTTGAAATGAGTGAAAATAAAAATGTAATAAATTTCTTGGCTGATAAGTTAGTAGAAAAATATGAAGAGATAGAGGAACTAAAGATAGAATTGATGATGGCAAGACAAGAATTAGTTTCTTGGCAAAGTAAAATGGCTAAAGAAAATTCAATGATGAGAGAAGAATTATATCGGCAAACTAAAGACTGGTCATGGGTTGAGCAACCTTACAAACCCGCTGCCGAAATCATTTATAAGGATGAAATGGAGGACTAAATATGAGTGCAGAAAACTATCTTTGTTGTCCAAAAATTTATCTTGAAAGAATATACAGTCGTTGCCGTTGTAAAAACTGTGGTCGGGAGAGTAGAACTATATGAGTGAATCAAAAT